TATCCAAATTATTCTCGTGATTATGTAGTAGTTGCCGATGTCGCAAGAGGTGACTCATCCGATTATTCAGCATTCCATGTATTCGATGTAGAGACTGTTGAACAAGTAGCAGAATACAAAGGTAAGATTGATACTAAACAATATGGTGCAATGTTAACTTCGGTAGCGGCGGAATGGAACAACGCAATGTTGGTGATTGAAAACGCAAATATTGGTTGGGCAGTGATACAAGAAGTAATTGATAGAAACTATGATAATCTATATTATTCATATAGAGATGTAGGTTACATAGATGATGATATACATCTCAGAAAAGGTTTTGACTTAAAACGTAAAGAGGATATGGTTCCTGGATTTTCTATGACAAGTAGAACTCGACCATTAGTAATATCTAAGTTAGATATGTATATGAGAGAGAGGACCCCTATAATCCATTCTAAGAGACTTATAGACGAATTGTTTGTATTCATATGGAATGGTAGTAGAGCTGAAGCACAACGTGGTTATAATGATGACTTGGTGATATCATTCTCCACCGGTCTTTGGGTACGTGATACGGCATTAAAATTAAGACAACAGGGTATGGATTTAACGAGAACTACATTAGGGCATATGGGTAAGTCAAGTACCGGTGTTTATTCTAACCGTAACCTCGGCCAAGACCCATGGAAACAAAAAGACCAACATGGAAAGGACCAAGATTTAACTTGGTTACTTTAAATTTGGTACTTTAATTTATTTTTTGTATATTTATAACTTGTAGAAGTATATACTTTTAGTTAGAGACGAAATTATGGCAGATAAATCACTATTTAATAGGTTAGGAAAATTATTCAACACTCAAGTTGTTGTCCGTAGGATTGGTAAGGGTCGTACCCAAACTATCGATACTCAAAGACTACAATCTCAGGGTAACCTCCGTGGTTCATCTTATTACGATAGGTTTGGTAGAATGCATACCTCTCGTAGAAATTGGGAAACGTATAACAATCAATTTAATTATCATTCAAATAAATTAGAACTATATACTGATTACGAAGCAATGGATAAAGATTCCATTCTAAACTCAGTATTAGATATATACGCCGATGAGTGTACTCTAAAAAATGACATGGGTGATGTTCTTAGAATTAAAACTAATGACGAGAACGTAAAAAAGATTCTTCACAACCTATTTTACGATGTAATGAATATTGAGTTCAATCTTTGGGCTTGGATTCGTGGTATGAATAAATATGGTGACTACTTCCTACATCTTGATATTGAAGAAGGTGTTGGTATTGTAAACGTATCACCAATGTCAGCATACGAAGTAGAAAGAGAAGAAGGGTTTAATCCCGAAAACCCATACGAAGTAAGATTTAAATTAGGTTCAATGGGTGCTGCTCATGGTGCAAGTGTAAACAAGAACGCTGATTACTTTGAGTTCTATCAAATCGCACATTTCCGTTTATTAGCAGATACAAACTTCCTTCCATATGGTCGTTCGTTGCTAGAAGGTGCAAGAAAGACTTGGAAGCAGTTGACTCTTATGGAAGATGCTATGATGATTCATAGAATTATGAGAGCACCTGAAAGACGTACATTTAAAATTGATGTAGGTAACATTCCACCTGGTGAAGTTGATAACCACATGAGAGGTATCATTGACCAAATGAAGAAAGTACCATATCTTGACCAAAATACTGGTGACTACAATCTCAAGTTTAATCTAATGAATATGTTAGATGATTACTACCTACCAGTTCGTGGTGGTCAAAGTGGTACTGAGATAGATACACTAAGTGGTATGGAATTCGGTGGTATTGATGATATAGAATACCTAAGAAATAGAATGATGGCTGCACTAAAAGTACCAAAAGCATTTATTGGGTACGATGAGTCAGTTGAAGGTAAGGCAACTCTTGCACAAGAGGACATCAGATTCGCACGTTCAGTTGAGAGAATCCAAAAGATTGTTCTTTCTGAATTAACTAAGATTGCAATTGTTCACTTATATTCACAAGGTTACGAAAACGAAGACCTTGTTAACTTTGAGTTGGAACTTACAAACCCATCTATCATATACGAACAAGAGAAAGCTGCATTGTGGTCTGAGAAGGTATCATTGGTATCTGATATGAAAGACCTCAAAATGGTTTCTCAAGAATGGATGTATAAGAACATATTCAATATGAGTGATGATGAGTGGGCTCTTGAACAAGGTAAAGTTATTGGAGATTTAAAACTCGGATTTAGACAAGCTCAAATTGAAGATGAAGGTAATGATCCAGTTAAAACTGGCGAGTCATTTGGCACACCACACGATTTGGCACAAATGCATCAAACACCTAACGATGATGGTGGTTCTCCTGAAGGTGGGTTTGATGGTGCTGGTAGACCATCAACATCAGGTAACTATAAAACGGATGATAGTGCATTTGGCAGAGACCCACTTGGTCAAAAGACCGATATTAAACCAGCCGCAACATATCATAAGTATAAAAATTCACCACTTGCTTACGAGCAAACACAAGCTTTGAAATCATCTTTGAAAAACGTTAAACGCAAAACAACTAAGATTCTAAATGAATCTTTATTAGAAGATGAAAAGGCTGAATCGGGTTTATTAGATGAGAGAAATCTTATCGATGACACGATTTGATGAGTTTTTACATATTTATAAATTGGAATAGTAATAGATAAGGTTTACAATGGCCAAATTAAAACACAGCAAGTTTAAAAATACGGGTATTCTATTTGAATTACTCGTAAAGCAAATCGCATCCGATACACTTGCGAACAAAGATTCTCTTGCCTTGGAAATAATAAAGAAACATTTCAAAAGAGGTACTGAATTAAACAAAGAGTTAAAATTGTATCAATCTTTAACTAAAGAAAACTTCGATAACCAATATCAGGCTCAGGAGTTTTTAAATATTGTATTGGAAGAACGTGGTAGTTTAAATGAGGGTATTCTTCGTAGACAAAAGTATAATTTGATTAAATCAATCAAAGAGTCATTTGTTATGGAGGACTTCTTTAAATATCGTGTTACTAATTATCGTGAAATGGCATCGGTTTACAAAATGTTTGAAAATACAAGTTTGACATCTCCAAAAGAGTACGTTACTTGTAAAAATACAATACTCGAAGTAATCACTAAATCAAATGTTGAGATTGTAACTGAATCTGATAATACTGAGTATAACAACCAATCTAAAGAAGTTAGGTTGTTGGCTTATAAGTTCTTGGTTGAATCATTTAACTCAAAGTACACAACTTTATCAGAAGAACAAAAGATGATTTTAAAGAATTATATCAACAACGTTGATAATTCAACTAAATTAAAGTCATTTGTTATAACTGAAGTTAAGAAACTAAAGAAAAGTTTCAAAGCAGTAGATGTATCGGATAAAGTAGCACAAATAAAACTAAATGAAACTGTAAATCTTATTGATAACATTACAAATTCTAAAATAATCAATGAGAATCAGATTTTATCTCTTCTAAGATATCATGAACTTTTACAAGAGTTACGGAGGGTTTCAAATGTCTAAATTCTTACTAGAACAATTGGAAGGTAAGTTTGAAGAGCTGGAGTCAATCGAAACTCTTAAAGAGGAAGAGGTAGATGAGGCTAATGTAACATCTAATATGGATGGGGGAGCAGGCCCACCTAAAACTCCTAACGCATTTGCAAAGAGTGAAGATGAAGATGATTTGGATACTGACCACATAGAGGTACTTGGTTATAAAAAACCAAAGAAAACAAAAAAGATAAATACGGAGTCTAAAACTATGAAGAAATTAGAAGATAAGCTAGAACGTATAATCGAAGCTACTTATAGAGATTACAAAAAAGATGACTCTATGAAGGCACATCAAAAAGTAAATAAATCTATCAAAGAGATTAATCGAATGATGTACGAAGTTGAAAAGATTGTAAATCAGAACACTAAGTTAAAAAATGAAATGGGTGTATCTAATGAACAATATTGGAAGTCTACACAAAAAAGATTCGGTAAGATTTCAGAAAGAATGTTAAAAGTTGCTCGTAACTTAAAAGAATTGAGCGCATAGTATGTCGTGTGGGTGTAATAAAAATAAATTAAACGAAGACCTCGAAGTACAAGACCTCGAAGATATCAGACTATTGATACGTAGAGAACTTGCAAGAGTGTTCTTTGATTTATATCGTAAGAAAAAGGTGTGGGAAAACTAAGATGAAACAACTACTTGTAGATACAATGATATTTGAAGTAACACCTACTATGTTACAAGAAGCAAAGGACCAGACTGGTCGTTTCTTAGTAAATGGTGTGTTACAACGTGCTGATGCTAAAAACCAAAATGGTAGAGTGTATCCACGTAACATCTTAGAACGTGAAGTAAAGAAATACCAAGGACGTGAAATCAAAGAGAATCGTGCTTATGGTGAATTGGACCATCCTGAAAGTG